CAATATCAGAAAGATTTACTCAATAGATATTTAGAAACTGATGAGAGCGAAGATGAAGAACAGGATTATGAGGAGGAAGAAGAAGAATGAAATGTCCTAAGTGTGGTGGTTGGATGGTAATTAATGAGTGGGAAGGATGGTATTGGGGTTGTCTTAGTTGTAACTATGAAGGCAGGAAAGCAACCAATGAAGAGGTTGAAGAACAGGAGAATGAATTATATGGAGAGGAAGAAAATGACTAACGATACTTGTCATTATTGTATCAATTTTCATCAATGCGATAGAAAAAAAATTGAAAAATATTACTGGGGAAATGATAAGAAATGTAAAGATTGGATAAATAGAAATAATAATAAGGAGTAGAAAAATGACTGACAAACTAAAAAAACTAAATGAAGAAATGGCAACCAAAAAATTAAGAGTTGAACAGTATGAGCGAATAATAATGAAACTTATTAAAGAAGTGATTGAACTTGATATTGAGATTAAGGGGTTATAAGTATGAAAATAAAATATATTGAGGAGAGATTTACAAAGGTATTTGAAAAGTATAGAAAAGATGATATAAATAAAACAGATTTAAAAATAATCTGGGAAATATCAGAAATAGTTTATCAGGTATATGAAAAAATGCCTGATGAGTTTGCTGAAATATGGTATAAGGAAAAGGGGTTGGAAGTATGAGAAACAGACAACTCGAAAAGAAACTACTGCAAGAACCTGCCGAAACTTATTTAAAACTAAAAAATATTGAATATATTCATATTGTGAGCAATATTACCAGAATGATTAATAAGAGGTTTTATAATTTCAGTATTCCGGATAATAAGGATTTTCCAGACTTGATTATCTTCTTCAATGGTGGCATTACTCTATTTATAGAATTTAAGATAGGCAAGAATAAACTCCAAAAAGGGCAGGTTATCAAAAAGAATAAACTTGAAAATGCGGGGTTTGATTATTATGTCGTTTACGATATTGATACATTTATTGATATTGTTAATCGGCTTATTGATTGAAAAAAAATTATATATAGTGTATAATGTAATTTTGAGATATCCCCTAAATGTTGACAAAATAACCTTTTTAGTCTATATATAACGATATGGCAAAGAAAAAAGATAAATTGACACCCAAACAAAGAAAATTCATTAATAGATATTTGTCTAATAATTTTAATGCTACCGAGGCAGGAATTTACGCAGGATATTCAAAAAAGACAGCAACAGAGCAAGGTGCAAGGCTGTTAACAAATGTTCATATTCAAGAGGTATTCAATAAAGCCTTTGAAAATAATGGGCTTATGGTAAACAAAGCACTTCAAAATATAGCAAGGATAGCAAACGCAAATATTACTGATTATATTGAAATTGATGAGCTTACAGGAGTGACGAAAGTTAAACCATTAAATCAAATGAATAATACTCAGGTTATCAAAACAATCAAAGAGAAAAGGAAAATAATTGAGAATGAAGACGGCTCAAAGGCTATACTTGATGATACTTTTGAATTTACATTACACGATAGCTTAAAAGCCAATGAATTAATAGTTAAAATGGCAGGCAAAATGCAACCTGATACTACTATACAGGTTAATACAACCGACAATGACAAAATAACCGAACTAATAAACACAATAAAAGAAAACGATACTAAATGAGACAGTTAGTCAATCTTACGCCTGCGAATATTAGATATTATAACGATGAGCATAGGTTCATCGTTGTTACAGCAGGCAGGCGGTCAAGAAAAACTCTGATAGGTTCAAGAAAGCTATTATTGAGAGCATTAGCCGAAAGCAGAATTGAAAAGGGGCGGTCATATTTTCACGGAGCTCCGACACATCAACAAGCCAAAGCTATATTTTGGGATAGGTTGAAAAAAGATACACAGCCCTTAATGATAAGCAAATCTGAAACTGAGTTGACTGTTAAATTAATTAATGACATTACAATTAAAGTAGTTGGATTGGATAAGCCTGAGAGATTGGAGGGTACGCCTTGGAATGGTGGACATATAACAGAATATGACAACGTGAAGCCTCACGCTTGGGCTGAGAATATTCGACCTGTGTTCTCTGATACAAAAGGATGGTGCATATTTGACGGAGTGCCAGAGGGCAAAAAACAGCTATATGATAAGGCGTTATATGCAAGCAGAAATGTCATTCCTGTAACAATGCCGAATATTGGGGCGTATGCAGACAATGAAGACTGGTCTTATCATAGTTGGTTTAGTTCCGATGTCCTGGACGTTATGGAGTTGGAAGCGGTCAAGAATGAACTTGATGAGCGGACATTCAAACAGGAATATGAGGGAGCGTTTGAGGATATTGAGGGATTAGCATATTATGCGTTTGGTCAACATAATTTGAAAGATGTTGAATATAACAAAAACTATCCTGTGAGCGTTGGTATGGATTTCAATGTCAATCCTATGACTGCGGTATTCGGGCATATCTATAACAATGAGTTTCATCAATTTGATGAGGTTTTTTTGGTTAATTCAAATACTTATGAAATGGCAAGGTACATAAAAGAGAAATATGGTACTCACAATGTAACTATATTTCCAGATGCAACAGGAGAGGCAAGAGAGAGTAATGCAACTGAGAGCGATTTGGCAATATTAAGAAGTTATGGATTTATTGTTAGAGCAAACTCTGTAAATCCTTATGTGAAAGATCGGATTAATGCGGTCAATAGTCTTATGATGTCAACAAATGGCAATGTGAGATATTTTGTGAACCCGAAAACTTGCCAAAAAACTGTCAATGATTTCAATAGGGTTGAGAGGTTGCCAGATGGTAGAGAGAATAAAAAACAGGAAGCAGAGGGATTAATACACATATCCTCTGCATTAGGATATTTAATAGCGTATAATTTTCCATTTAATAGGGGTAAAATTTATGCTTAAAAAAGGAGTAAATTATGGATTTATTTAAAAGTAAAGTACCAGATATATTATTTAAAACTTATTTGGAAGCAACTAAAGAACAGGAAAGGGAAAGGAAACAGAAAGCAGGAGAAAGACTTGCAATATACAATGATGACTGGGAAGATATTCTAAGGAATAAATTGTCAAGTTTATTTGTCAAGGAAAATTTTGACAATATTAATCTCAATATTGATATATCTGAGAATGTGCTTAAAAATATTATCGACCAGATTTCGTTAGTCTATAAAGAGAGTGCAAACCGTACGACTGAACCTGAGAGCAAAGAATATAATAATATTAAGGATTATATTGACATTGATACTAAATTCAAAATGCTGAATGCTTATACTAATCTATTAAATGATATGATTATACAGGTTGCGTGGGATTATGAAAAAGAGCAGGTTAAATTAATATTGATTACTCCGGCAGTTGCTTCGGTTGTTCAAAATGAATTAAATCAAAATGAGGCTACAGCGGTTTATTATGATGTTGAGAGTGCTGATAGTGAGTATGAAGATGACAAAAAAATAATATACTGGGATAGTGAGAACCATTTTGTTATTGATAAGGACGGCAATCACATTATTAATGAGGAAAATCAAGAAGAGGTCAATCCTTATGGTATATTGCCTTTTGTATTCATTCACAAAAAGCAGATACCGGGCTTATTTTGGAACCCTGTAAACGGCAACGATATGGTAAATGGCACGATTAACACAGGAATTAAGAATACTGAAAAGGATTATTTATTTAAAGCACAATCATTCAAACAACCATATATGACGGTTCAGAATAGAGATGATGCACCATCTAAGGATTTATTGTTAGATCCATTATCGTTATTAATTATGACAGGAAATAACGCAAGTATGGGAGCGGTAGACTTGACAGCAGATTTTAAGGCGTTGGACGAAACTACAAAAAATAGTGTAAATGGATTTTTGCGAACTTATGGACTGAGTATTGACAGCTTTGCAAGTACAGAGATAAGTGGGAAAGCATTAGAGATTAAGAACAGGACGCTAATTGATATAAGAAAAAATCAGATTGAAACCTATAGAAAAGCAGAAAAGGAATTGTTTGAAATTATCAGAATAGTTAATAATTATCATTCAAAAAGTAAGATCGCAGATAATGTGGAATTCAAAATTGATTATCCTGAAATGGAGCTATATGACGACCCAAAAATAAAAAGGGAAATTGCAGACAACGACTTGCAAAAAGGATTAATTACATTAGGACAATATTATATGATGTTTAATCCTGATATTAAGAATGAAGAGGAAGCGGAAAAGATACTTAAAAAGAATATTGAGGATTTGAAGAGTATTAAGGATTTGGGATTTAGTATTAATGAGAATATTGAAGAAAGTGAGGAAGAATAATGGAAAACTTTACAATTAATTTATTTGGGATTGATTATAGTGTTGAATATGTAAACGAAACACTTGATATGAAAGGTATGAACGGTAGAATATACTATGATGAGCAAATAATAAGAGTAAAAAGAGATTTAATGAGAGATACAAAAAAAAATACTTTATTGCACGAAATTATACATAGTGTATTGAATAGTTCAGGTCTTGAAAGTGTTTTGGATAAGAATAATATTGATGTTGAATTTTTTACAGAAACACTTACAAATTCATTATTTAATGTTATTAAGTCAAACAAAGAATTAATGAAAAAATTGTTTTAAAAGGATATTAAATGAGTAATTATCTAATAGCCTCATATTCGTTAAGGATTAAGAAAATCTATGATGATATTAAGGAAACTATTCCAAAAAAGTTAAATGGTTCAATGTTACAGAATAGGAAAAATGTGACTAAATTTATAATTCCTTATGTTCAAAAAGCGTATGTGCAGGGAGTTAGATTTGCAGAGGCATATTCAGGAAACAAAGTAAAAGCGAAAATATCCGATAAGGATAAAAAGGCATTGTTTGAAGAATTTAATATAAAGATGATATTTGCAGAAAAGGTATATAGAATTAAAATGGAAAATTTGAGGAAGTTGGCAAAGTTGCAGAAAAAAAGAATTGATCTTAAAAATGGTAGTCAAGAAATGATTATAAATACCGAATATGTGAACGGTATTAAAAAAGCAATTAATAATTTAATATTAAATGCAGGACAAAAAGGGCAGTTTCAAGTATGGCAGACAATATAAAATATTTTCGTGTTACGGTAGGGGATAAAAGAGTTTGCCCTGATTGTATAAGTTTGGAAAGTACACCAGCAATGACTATTGAGCAATGGGAAGCATCTGGAAAATTACCAAGAATAGCAAACACATTATGCAATGGCTCTTGTAGGTGCGGAATAGTGCCAAGTAGTGATATTGAGGATATAAAGAAAGCAGGCGAAAAGCTACTTGATGAATTAATGACAGAAATTGAGGGGAATATCGTTACTGATTTGACACATGGTTATCAAATTAAACTTAAAGACTTTGAAAAGATAAAAGGTATATATACAGTGCCATATAAGCGTATTGCAGAGATGGAGAGTTTAATCTCACAATGGAAGATTAAAAACGATTTTAAGGCATTGCCAAAAGATTTTTTTAATTTATCTCATATTGAAAATCAGATAATTTGGTTGCAAGGTCGGTTATAATGTCAAATATAGCACAATTAAAAGTAAATGGATTAAATAACGTACAGTCAAAATTAAATAAAATAAAAGTATTGGTATTGAGAGGCAATAAGAAAGCGTTTGTCGGTGCGGGAAAGTTAGGCATAAAAATCATAACTGAACGGACATTGGACGGTAAAGATTATAAAAATAATAGTTTTAAAAAATACTCTAAGAAGTATGCAGATGCTAAGGGTTCAACTCACGTGGATTTATTCCGCTCTGGAAAAATGCTTAAGGCTATGGATTATCAAACTTTTGCAAAGGGATTAAGAATATATGTTAAGAAAAAAACTCACGATGGGAAGTTAAATACATATAATCTTGCTGTGGTTCAAAATTTTGGAGCGAATGCAGGGAAAAACCATACTGCAAAAATCCCTAAACGTGAATTTATGGGATTAAATGACAAAGATATTAAAAGAATTTTGGCATTAGTTAGAGCATTTTTCGATAGGGAAATTAAGAGGATATTTTGAAACTGTATAAAATATATACAAAAAAGTTGACAAATAATAGTTTTTAGTTTATATATTTATTTATGGAAAATAAAAATAATGAGCCTGTGGCTAAAGAAAACGATCTTGTGGATCAGGTTGATGTTGTCAAGGACAATAACAATCAGGGACTAATTAACAAAAATGCGGAACTCTTAAACGAGTTAAAAACACTTAAAGCAAAAACGAAGAAGTATGAGGATAATCTTGAAGCTGAAAGACAAAAGAAACTTGAAGAAGACGGTAAGTACAAAGAATTAATTGAGGTTAAAGATACTACAATATCTAATCTTCAAAAATCTTTAAAGCAAAATAATTTAAAACTATTAGCGACCGATTTTCAAGACAGCTCCGACATATTGAATTTTCAAGATAGGTTTGAATTTGATGATACAGGAAATATCGTCAATGCCGAAAGTGTAATTAACGAAATTAAGGAAACGAAGCCGTATTTATTCAAAAATGGGAATGAAACACAAATTAAATTAAAGGATAATCCTACGCCACCGGCTTATGTTGCAGGTAAGAAACTCACAAATGAAATGATAAATAATATGACAAGTGAAGAATATAAGAAAAATTTACCTGAAATAAATCGACAGTTGGAGGCAGGGACAATCCAATAAAAAGGAGAGTCTTATGGCTAATGTAACAACAACAACAATTGCGGTAACTATCGCAACATTAATTTCAAAAGAAATATTTTTAGAGTTAGAAAACAAGCCTCACATGGCTAATTTAGTTTTCAGAAGAAACGCACCGCGAGGCGTTGGAACTATCAAATTTCCACAGATTGCAAAATTAACAGCGGTTGACAAAACATCAGGAACAGCGTTGACACCTGCAAGTAATACCGAAACAGCATTGACATTACTACTTGACAAACACAAGGCGGTTGCAATGGAGATTGATGATATTGCAGAATTGCAGTCAAGTCTTGAATTAAGAAAAATCTATGTATCAAGAATGGCAGAGGCACTTGCAACAGTATTAGACACAGATTTATTTGCATTATACTCTGCATTATCGAAGACTATCGGAACAGGAACTGCATCAATTACAGATGCAAATATCAGAGAAGCTATTCAGTATCTTGATGAAGCGAATGCACCTGCTGAGAGATATTTGGTAATACCACCATCACAAAAAAATGCTATTTTAGGTATTGATAAGTTTGTTCTGGCTTATGAAAGTGGAGACAGCACATTGAAAACTGGCGAGATAGGTCAAATATATGGTGTTAAGGTTATTGTATCAAATAACTGCCCTGTTGTAACAACTACAGTGAAATGTCTTATGTTTGCAAGAGATGCCTTTGGTCTTGGAGTACAACAGAACATTAGAGTAAAATCTGCTTGGAATGTTCTGGGAGTTGCTGAGGATATAGTTGCAGATATGGTCTATGGTGTTTGTGAATTAAGAGATGATTTTGCAGTTGTAATTGATTGTCTTATTAATTAGGTAATTAGGAGAAAATTATGGCAAACGAAAAAAAAGCAATATGGGTTAAAAATGCTAAGGGCACTGTTCACACAGTAACGCCTGAACATTTTGAAAAAATGAAAATAATTAACCAGCTTGTTAAAATTGACGAACCAAAAAAAGCAAAGTAATTAGATGAATTCAATAAAACTTTTGAGCAATGAGGTAGTATTCGGTAAGGGTACTACTGCTCAATTTCAATACTATGTAAATGGGGTTGCAACGACCCCTACGAGTGGAAAAATCACTCTATATAATCCAGATAATGTTATAGTTTTTGAGAATGAAACAATGACAATTAATGGTAGTTTGATTGAGTATGATTTGACAGCTGAACATTTATCTTTATTAGATGAAAATTATAGAATTATAGTTGAACATATTTATAACGGTCAAACTTATGTGAGTAATTTTCTGCTTGATGTGGTATTGACACCATTGGTTTTAAGCTTAACAAGTTCTGATTTGTTAGATAGGCATCCTACTTTGAATTATGATTTATGGGAAGGAGTAACTACCTATTCAGTACAAATTCAAAAAGCGTTTGAATTAATCAAAAAGGATATTAAGAATAAGGGTAATAGACCATCTATGATTATTGACGCTCATCAAATTGAGAACATTATTGAATTGAAAACATTAGAGTTGATTTATTTTGATTTTGCAACGGATAATGAGGGGATTAACTGGGAAAGGTACTTGAAATATAAAGAGCAATATGCAATTGAATTATCTAATTTGGTTATCAAGTATGATGCTAACGAAGATGGACAGGTTGATAGTGTTGTTAATTTCAGTACTGTAAGATTGAGAAGATAATGGCAAAGTCAACTGATTTTCTGAATACTATAATTAGCAATGTTGAAACATTAGGGTATAAATTCACTAATGAAGTATTTAGTTTTGAGAATGTTCCATCATCAAGATTAAATAAGGCTTATAGATTTGAGTTGAACACTGAAAGCATTGAAGCATTATCAGGCAAGAATGTTGATAAGACTAAGAGACTTGATTTGTTTTTTGCATTCAAAACTAAGGCTTCAAAAGATAACTTCAAAAATGAGTTGATTGCAATATATGACTTGCAAGAAAATATTGAAGACACATTGCTTAATTCATTAATTAATATTGAAAGTATGGTTATCGATAGTGTTCAATCGGAGTTGGTGGAAAATTTCTTGATAATTCAAGTAGGGTTTGCATATACCTACAAAAGGAGTTTAGCATAATGGAAAAAAAAGAAGAAAAAAAGAAGATAGAAAAAAAGGAAATTAAGAAAGTGAAATTATATACTCCACGCAAGGGGTATTTCTATAAGGAAGTGAAAAAATGAGTTTATTAAAAAGAGAGAATGGGATCGGATTTGTAAAAGGCACAACATGGGGGACGGCAGTTGAGCCCGGAACATTGAATGGAATAATTGTTAAAAGTCATTCCGCAGGTGTAAACGAAAGGGACGTATTCATAAACGATGAAGAGTATGATCACGATATGCCGACTATTCAGACGTTAGGAAATTATCCTGCGGTAACTGGGAGTATGGTATTGCCTTTTTATTATGAGGGTGTTGAGCCGATACTTGCAAGTATGTTTGGAAAATATGCAGGTGTTGATACGGCAGGAATTATTACACATAATTATGAATACGACCCTGTAATAAGTGGATTATTTCATACAATTGGTTATGATGAGGGCGATGAAGTCAAGGCTGTTGAAAGTGCTGTTTTGAACAGTATGAAGATGAGTGTCGATGATGGAATGAGCCTTGATGTCGGTTATATTGGGGATAAAGTCGCAGTTGAAAGTGGGTTCACAACTCCTTTGAATTTGACATATCCTACGACAGGAGTTGACAAATTCAAACTACTTGAAGCGACCGTAAGTATTAATGCTCAGGACGGTTCAGATTTTGTTGGTGGTGATGAGGTTTGCGTAAACAATGTTGAGGTTAATATTGAGCGTGGTTTTGAGGCTTTAGAACATTGTGCAGGCGATGAATATATCAAAGAGCCTATTGAAGTGAAAGCTCCTGTTATGAGTATTACCCTTAATTTTCCAAAGAAAGATGCAAAAAATAAAGCATATTTCGGAGATTTTGCTAATGGCTCATTGAAGAAAATGAAGATTAAATTCACAGGTTCATTGATAAGCGGTTCGGATTATTATGATTTTGAAATGAATTTTCCAATGCTTAGGATTAAGTCCGCTGTTAACTATGAACAGGATAGCCCAATACCTGCAACGGTAGAGTTGGAAGTCCTGAAAGCAAGTTCCGCACCTACAGGTATGAGTAAAATAGTGCCTTATGCAACATTGATAAATGAAAGGGCAGTCTTGACAGGTTATCCGAGTATTTAATTTATAGGAGAATTAAATGAAATTAGAAAATATATTAAAAAAAAAGAATGAGGGCAAATGGTTTGAAATACCAGGCGAATATTTTGAGAGTGATCCGGTTAAGCTATTATTGAAGCCAATTAATACGGATGATTTGACAAGCGTATCAGTAACAGAAACGAGATACAATAAGAAAACTCATCAACCTTATGAATACACAGATAAAAAGAAGCAAACTAAAAACTTTGAGGATTTGCTTTTTAATTCTGTTATCGGTTGGACTGGAATTGATGAGGAATTTAACCGTATTAATTGGGATACATTTATCAAGAATTTAGGTAATATAAAAGTTTTGAGTGAATATAGTGAGGAAGAAGAAAAGGAGATTGATATAACTTTGTCTTCTTGGATAAGTAATACTTGTTTGAACCCTGAAAACTTTTACAAGGACGACACAGAAAATTTGTAGATTATCTGTCAACTTATGAAGATTATTATAGGGACTGGAAAGACAGAGGCTCTAAATATTTCAATGAGTTGACAGATAATAACAAAAAAGTAATTAATTTTTATTATGAGATGGTAACTGAATTAAATATAAATTCAGGAATATTAAGAGATATTATACAGGAGTTGAATATGGGATTAATACAGAAACGAATATTTTTGAAGAAAATTAATATCATATACAATTCAGAATTAAAAGTTCAACATTCTAAAATGGAAGATATACAGAAAAAGGCGAAATAATGGCACAGAAAATAGATATAATAATTAATGCAAATAGTAAGGGAGCGGTTGTAGGCGTTAATGGTGTTGATGGTGCATTAAAGAATTTTGATAAGACTACCAAAAAAGCAGGTTCTTCAATGAAAGGAATGTGGAAGCAGATGGCAGGCGGTATGGTAGCAAGTCAGCTTGCTATGGCTGGTTTCAACAAATTAAAACAATCAATTTCTGATGCGGTAACATCAACTATTGATTTTGAAACAGAGTTTGCAAATGTTACAACATTATTAAATGATAATGCACCAGTTAAAAAAATGCGTAATGATGTTTTGGCTATGGCAGGAAGCTTGGGTTCTGCTGAGGAATTGACAAAGGGATTATATCAGGCATTATCAGCAGGTCAAGAACCTGCTACTGCGGTTCAATTTGTAGGCGAAGCAGCGAAATTTGCAAAGGCTGGACTTGTTGATATGACGGCTTCCGTTGATGTTTTGACTACTGTTTTAAATGCTTACGGATTAGAAGCAAAAGAAGTGACGGACGTTTCAGACGTATTATTTCAAGTTATCAAAGAGGGCAAAACCACAGGTCAAGAGTTAGCTGTAAGCTTAGGGCAAGTTATTCCTACGGCTTCAACTCTGGGGATTGATATACGAGAGCTTGGTGGTGCGATGGCTACATTAACGAAATTTGGTATAAGTACTTCGGAAGCGACAACGGCACTAAATGCGACTATGATGGCAATAATAAAACCTATGGATAGTGCAAAAAAGAAAGCAAAAGAATTAGGTATTAATTTTAGTAAAGCAGGTATTGAGGGTGCAGGTGGTTTGCAAAAATGGTTAATTCAAGTTAAAGATAAATTAAAAGGCAATGAGAAAGCAATGGCTGAATTATTCCCGAATGTTAGAGCATTAAAAGCGACATTTACTTTAGCGGGTAAAGGTGCTCAGGAATATACAGAGCAGATGGAAAAAATGAAAAATGTTACGGGAAACACAGCCGAAGCGTTCGAGAAACAACAACAAACTTTTGCATTCGTATGGGACGGATTGAAAAATAAAATAGAAGCGGTTGTTATAAAAACATTGTTGCCAATGTTGGGAGATTTAACTGATTGGATAAATAATAATGAAGAAGATTTAACCGAAATGTTTACCAATGCGGTTGAAGGTATAGGATTTTTTTTAAAAAGTATGGGATACGTCATAAATAAATTATCAGATATGAATGATGTTTTAAAATTTTCTGTTGGTTATTGGGTTCAACTTTTCACAAATAGCAACGAAGAAATAAAAATATTAAGAGCACAGGCTAAAGATATTAAATTACAAACAGACGCACGTAAAATATATAGCAAAGTGCTTGAAGAATTAAGTGATAGGTATATGAATATAACTCAAAGTGCAAGAGATTATGGCGACAGTTTTCAAACAATGTCCGATATGATTAATGATAATCCTTTTCTTTCAGGTGCTTCAAAATTAAAATTGATGAATGAATTATTTGCAAAACTTAAAAAAGGTGATTTTGGCGTAATTATGCGAGATATTGCAGAAAGTACAGAGAAAAGTACAGATGCAACAAAAGACTTGATAACAGAGCAGAAAATACAAAACGAAGTAATGAGGTTGAAAAAAGAGGCTTATGAAAAATCAAATTCAGTGCAAGCGTTGGCAAAGAAAAGAATTGATGATGAAAAGAAAGCGATTGAGGAAGCGAACAAGAAGCGTGAGAAACATTTAAAGTTGTTAGAAGATGAAAAGAATGTGCTCAGAGATATGAAAGTTCCACAAAAAGATTATACAGAATTACTTGAGAAACAAGCACCTCAATTAAAGATAGTTGTTGATGAAACAAATGCTTTAGATGATATTCAAACAGAGAATTTAAAAACAATTCAAAAAGCAAAAGATAAATACGACGATTTTAAAAAGACACTTGATGCAGTAGGTTCAGCATTATTTTCAGGCATAAATATACTTGAAGAGTTTGGTTTAATAAGTGGAGATACTGCCAAAACATTAAGTGGTTTAGCAAGTGCCGGAATGGGGGTTGTTGATGCTTTTACAGATCCGACTGCAAGTTTAGCAGATAAGATTAATGCAGTAGCAAACGCAGTCACTCAGGTTGGAAAGGTTATTATAGATTGGTTGACAGGCGATGGAGTAGGCGAAGCAATCGAGCGTGAGAATGCTTGGATGAAAATTACAGAGGAACAGGAAGAGGCATTAAGGGATCTGGAAGAGCAAATAGGTACTACACACGGAGCAACCTCAGTATATTTAGACACATTAATGAAAGGTCAAGTTACATTAGAGAATAGTGATAAATGGCTTTACAGGATTAGGGAAACATTGAGCGACTTAGACCAAGGCGTTTTAAATTCAAATGAAGTAGTAAAAGAGATCGGCGAGAGTTTTGAAGTGTGGCTTGAACAGGCAAAGGAATTAGGAACCACAGGAAGCAAAGAGTTTTTTAACTTCTTGGGGGACTTGCAGAACAGAGGCTTAGAAGTTGCAGAGATAACTGAATTTATTGCGAAAAGTTGGGATAGTGCAGTTGATGGTTGGCGAAAATTCAAAGATGAAACAGGCTCTACATTATCAATCCCTATACTTGACGATATAATCGCAAAGCAAGACGAACTGGCAAAAGACAAGTATCAACCTGCATTGAATGGATTAGATGGATTAGAACAAGCATTGTTGAATATGTCAAACGCAGTTATATTGACAGAAAATCAATTTGATCAGTTTGAAGCAGGTGCAAGGTCAACTTTTGAATCATTAACTAAAAATGGACTTGATGGAAAAACAGCACTTGAACAGATGGCTCCGATGTTATCAAGATTAATTTTCCTTTCTAATGAACATGGATTGGTTATCGACAAAGAGACACAGGCGATTATAGACCAAGCACGTGAGGCAGGTGTTAATCTTGATGTTCAGAAATCTATAGGTGAACAGCAACTTGACTTACAGAAACAGCAATTAGAATTATTTGAGAAAATTGCAGTTGCTCTTGGTGTTGATATGCCGAATGCGATGGATAAGTTTGCTAATAGTACTACTTCGGCGTTTGGCAAGGCAGGTCGAGAGGTTGAGAAATTTGGCAAGGAATTGAACGGATTGAAAACGCCTAATTTGGGTAGTATGAAGTTTTCAGGTGGTGAGATACCTAAATTTGCAAATGGTGGCAGTTTTACAGTTCCAGACATACCTCAATATCAGAATGATGGGTTTTTAGCAAGATTTGACGCAGGGGAAAAAGTGGTTGCTACTCCAAAAGGACAAACAACTAATAATAGTACGAGCAATGAGAATATAACTAACAATATTAATGTAGTAAGTAACACAGGAGACGATACCATAAGACAGCTTATAGAGGGTATTAAAACCAATAGGTACGGTATAAGACAATATCTTAAGAAAGGTGTGGCATAATGGGAAATGGCGTAGTATATAGCGATAATATAATAAGTGATGGAACTATAACCGTATCAACAGAGGCAACAGGATTTGAAAAGAAATTTTTGTCTGATAATAATCAAGGAAATGTTTGGCGGTCAACTGTAATTACTGAAACTACAATCACAATTGATATGGGGTCGATTACTCCAATTAAGGGTATTGTGGGCTTGAATACTAATATGATTGATAGTGATACTACTATCAAGTTTGAGAGTTCAACAGATGATTTTTCTTCTACTGAGGAGAGTGTTGATGTCAATTTTGATGGTGTTAATATTTATTGTTCTGCTGATTGGAATAGGAGATATTATAGATTTAGGCTAACTAAGGCAACAGGCACCTATATACAAATGGGGATGATATATTTAATCTCCTCTGCTTATGAATTTGAGAGGAATTATAATTGGAAAGCAAAAGAGTTGAATACCCAAAAATGGAATACTAAGCAGACAGACGGCGGTCAAATAATTAGGACATTGCAGTTTCACAAAAATGATTATTCTTTGGTTTTTGAGGGTATATCAGATGACCAGAAAGAAATAATGAAAGCAATTAGTCTTAATCCTTATGTAATATTTTTTCCTGAAGGTATAGCAGGAAATTTATATTTTGGTTCTATAATTCTACCTGAATTTATTTTGAAACATTTTGATTATAATAATGCAAGTATGATATTTGAGGAAAGTCCAGCATAATGAATATAAAAGTTGAATGTGATTTTCCTATAGGGACATTAAGATTTGCTACAGGCTCATTTCAAGATAGTTCTGGAAATTGGGACAATAGGATCGTTAATGTTGGTAGATTAGACAGGAATATAGCAGAGGATAAGTATTTTGAAACATCGGGTATTGATATAAGTTTCAACGATTCAGATAGATATTTCAGAGATATGATGAACGGTACAGGCAGATATATTGCAGGGAAACAAGTTAGGATATTAAAAACAGATGACACTGTATTATATGTTGGAACTGTAAGAGGTTGGACTTTTGACAAAAACAGTTTTTCTATATTCATATCTGATAAATTAGGCGGTATAGAATTAAAATTAACAGAGACAATTCAGGCGAATGAGTATCCTGATGCAGTTGCAGATTCAATAGGGGTTGATATTCCTATAATATATGGGAGTTTGATTGATACAGCAAGAAAGGGAGCTGTGAGATGTTGGAAAACTTCAACAGGTAAATATCTTGTTGCGGGGCATCACTGCAAGGCTATTGTCAATGTATATGAGGATGATGCAGAGGTTTCGACAGGTTGGACAATAGAAAATAATATAGATGGGAAATGCTATGTTTCTTACTTAACAGGAACAGCAGACTATATAAATATTAATGTGCAAGGTTCTATGAATGACAGTTCTGTATTGATAGAAGAGCCTATAGAAGCAATTATGGACTTGATAGATAATTATACTGATATGAATTATAACTCTGCATCTATGACAGCATCGGAAACAGTTATGAATGCAAGAAATTATGAGATCGGGTATATGGTTACAAATGAAACAGTTGAAGAGTTTTTGAGTGATTTCTGTTATACATTCTCAGCTGATTTCTTTATAAACGAAAATAATGAGATAGCATTAAGTGTAGCTAATTTATTTTATACTCCTATTGCAATATTTAATGAGAATAGCATTTTAAAGGATTCGTTTTCTATTTCAGAGGAACCAGACGAGATTAAAAACAAAATAAAATATATGTATGATTATAATTATATTGATTATTATTACAGAAAATTACCTGTTTTAGAACAAAATAAATCTATCGATAATTGGGGAGAGTTTTATGATAATATTTCCTTAAAATCAACAACCGACTTAATTACGGCATTGGATTCAGCCAATCGGCTATTGATACAAAAAAAGAACCCTAAGAGAAAAATTATTTTTTCAATTCCATTAAGTTTAGGGGGAAATTTGCAGATTGGAGATATTATATTAGTTTCTCATCCGGATGAGATTTCATTGTTAGCAGAAAAATATCAAGTCAGGAGACTACAGATATATTATTCATATGATTATATAAATTTAGAATGTATAAAAATGCCTGCTGTGGGTAGCAGTTTTATCTTAGGGGATAAAACCTCTCTTGCTTCAACGTGGAATGATGCGGATAGTGCAGACAGAGAATATGGATATTTAGGAGATAGTACAACGGGATTCTTTGATAATGAAGTTGATCCTGCAAAGGTATTAAGTTAAGGAGAGAAAATGAGTTTATTTAGTTTAGATGATGTGTTTGGTTATCAGGATGCAAATGATAACAGGACAATGCAATATGGAACAACTGCACCGAGTTCGCCTGGAGTTGGCGAACTGTGGATGGATACAAGTTCGAGTGTATTTGTAATAAAACGATATAATGGTTCCACTTGGGACGATATGACACCGATTATGGATGCGACTGGCAACGTTGGAATAGGCAGAACACCGACAACATACAAATTAGAAGTTGAGGGGACTGTGCAGACAAATTCAATCAAATTCCCCGCAACACAAAGTCCTTCAACTGATGTTAATACTTTAGATGATTATGAAGAGGGGACTTGGACACCCACATTGAAATTTGGTGGTAGTTCAGTTGGTATTACTTATGTCACGCAATATGGTTGGTATGTTAAAGTTGGAAGATTAGTTACCATAAGTTGTTTTATTGGTTTGTCTAACAAAGGAACAAGTGTGGGAATAGCACAAGTAACGAATTTGCCCTTTACTGCTACAGCAGGGGCGGTAGGATATACACCTGTTGCTTTATATTTTTCAGATATAAATTTCGCAGATTTTCCTGTAGCTTTTGTCGAGGGGGGAACAACTAATATTCATCTATACGAAGCAAAGAGTGTAGGTGGAACTTCTTTAAATTTATTTCAATCAAATTTTGCAAATAATAGCAGTATAATGATAAACACTACATACATAGTTTAACATAAGACAGTAAAACAAGGAGATATAAAATGACAAAAAAAGAAAAATTCGCAACAAAGATTATTGAAATGGCAACGAATGTGGGATATTGGGCAGATAATGCAGAGAACTATCATGGTTCATATTTCGACAAAGGGTATAATTCGGGTGGTAGCAATGAGATAGTTGATGCTGATGTAGCTTCATTAGAAATTACAGCAAGTCAGTTAGTTTCGGCAATAGTTTCGGCAATGACATTTATCGAAAACTTCAACAAGTTTTTTGAAAATGAAGTGGTTGCACAGGCTGATTATAAGGCTACGATTAACGCAATCAGAACAGATTATTAAAATGATTATACAGGGTTCAGTTTTTGGTG